TTTTAACAGAGGATTCGATACAACTCGTAAAGATGATGATGTAAAAAATTATTCAGTTGGGTTGTTAGATATTGATGCCGCTGTTATGTATTATTTTAGAGAGGTTATAAAACCAGAAGTAATAGATAATGGACAAAAAGTTAAAGTTCCTGTTTATTATGCAAATCCAGAAAGATGGAAGTCAATATCAAAACTTGGATATCTAAGAGATGTTAAAGGTCAGTTTATAACACCATTGTTAATTTTTAAAAGAACATCAGTATCAAGAGAATCAAACAACGCTTTTCTAACACCTTCGTTACAACCAGCAACAGAAGGTTCTAATTATACATTTAAAAAGAAATTTTCAAAAGAAAACAGATTTACACAAACTTCCACATTGTTTGAAAATGATGAACCATTAGAAGAAGTTTATAATGTAACTATTCCAAGTTATGTTACTATAAATTATAATTGTATTGTATTTACACCATATATTGACCAAATGAACAAAATCATAGAAAGAATTAGTTGGTCAAAAAATTCTTATTGGGGAGAACCTGATAAATTTAAATTTAAAGCTGGTATATCAACATTCACAGACGCCTCAGAATTTGAAGGAGAAAGAATTATCAAAACAACATTTGATTTAAGTATGAAAGGATATTTATTACCGGAATCATTTAATAGTATTGTTAATACACAAAAAGAATATTCAAAACGAATTGGATTGGAATTAGGAGTTGAGTAATGACTGATAGAACAAAACCATTACCAAGAACACAAAGAAGACTTGAAGGTAGAGAACTCAATAGAGGACTACAAAAAGGTAGAGGTTCTGAAACAAACCAAAGAAAAGATAATGTAAAAAATGTATCTATTGGTTTAATGGATGTTGATGCAGCTATTATGTATTATTTCAACGAAGTTATCAAACCAATGGCAACAATTAACGGACAAGAAGTAAAAGTTCCAGTTTATTATGCTAACGCCGAAAGATGGAACTCAATACAAAAGCAAGGTTATGTTCGTGATGTTAAAGGACAATTAGTTACACCATTAATTGTATTTCGTAGAGTTTCAATGGAAGCAAACGAAACAATGCCAGTTGACAAATTAGACGCCAATGACCCAAAACAATTTTACACATTTGAGAAAAAATACTCACAAAACCAACGATATGACAGATTTTCAGTAGTTCAAGGTATGTTAAATTCAAAAGAATACTATACCACTGCTGTTCCAGATTATATGAATTTAAATTATGAAGCAATAGTTTGGACACCTTACATAGAAGAAATGAACAGAATTATAGAACAGATAAACTTTTCTGAAGGAGCATATTGGGGTGAACCAAATAAATTTAAATTTTTATCATCAATAGATTCTTTTGAAGATGCAACAGAAATGGGTGATAATGAAAGAATCATTAAGACAAACTTTAATATGAGTTTTAAAGGATATTTAATTCCAGAAGCATTTAATGAGTTTATAAATACACAAAGATTTTTCTCACCAAAACAAGTTGTAGTTAATGACGAAAG